CAGAAGGATATTCTTGGAAACAGATCGAATGTAGAGCACCTGATGAAAGTCTGCCACACATAGCAATTGAAACACCGATTGGCAATAAGTATGTGTGTCATAAATTAGTGAAGTGATAATCGCTGGTGTAGCTCAATTGGTAGAGCAATTGATTTGTAATCAATAGGTTGGGGGTTCAAGTCCCTTCACCAGCTCCACAAAGGAAGTTGAATGGAAATTGTTTGGCACATATTACTCACAGTTTGTTTAGGTTCTACCTGCTTAGAGCAAGACGTAGAACGGTTTAAAACAAAACAAGAATGTGATAGCATGTTAAATTTTTACGCAGAGATGCCTGCTGACGGTCATTGGGATACTATAGAATATATTTGTAAACCAGTCGGTTCAACTTCAATCTAGCCCATGTGGTGAAATTGGTAGACACGCAGGTTTTAGGTACCTGTGCTTTCGGCGTGGGGGTTCGAGTCCCTCCATGGGCACCAATACTAGGAAAAACAATGTCAAAATATCCAAAAAGAATCAGTGATAACAAGTGGGTAGTACAAGTCAAGGAAGATTCCAAGACAAAAGATTTATATTTAGAATTTCCACCAGGATGTCTAGATCAGGTTGGCTGGGACGTAGGCGATGATCTCTCTTGGACACAAATGTCAGATGAAGAATGGCGATTGAGCAAAAAATAAATAAGTTATGTTCAATGCTGTCAAAGAAACAATTTGGCATCTTACCTGTTCCAAGTGTAGCAACTGGTTTACCTATGCTACTATGGAAGAGAAACTCTGTATTGAAAGATTTCAATTTCATTGTCCACATTGTGGAGAAAAAGGTCCTGCGAAGATAAATACCTCGATAGAAGAATAAGGTCAATTTTTTTTTGACCAAAATTTTTTTTGACTTGAAAACCAGAAAGGAAAAAAATATGACGCAGTTAATATCCCCTACAAAGTTTACGAAAACAGTTGGCCTTTTAAGGTCATTTTTTTTGGATAAAGGGTTTAAAGAAGTACACACTCAAAACAGATTATCAATCTTGGCCGCATGTGAAGATCCATTCAATGTAGCAACATACAATTACGCAGGTCAGGTATGGCCGTTACCGCAGACAGGCCAGATGTGGCTAGAACATGAATTACTTTCCAAGCCCGATGAAAAGGGCTTTTTTTGTGTCTCCACTTCCTATAGACAAGAACCTAATGCTATACCAGGCAGACATGATATAATATTTCCAATGTTCGAATTCGAAATGCCAGGTGACATAAATGATCTAAAGAAGATGGAATACGAACTTTGTAAGTATTTAGGTTTTGATTCTATTACTGAAAAGACTTACAAAGAATGGCAAGAACATTTTAAAACAGATGGCGAACTTGAAGCATCACACGAAGAATCAATGTATAATAACTTTGGTAGTTGTATGATTACAGACTTTCCAGAGTTTACAAGTCCTTTCTGGAACATGAGTAGATATGACGACGGAATACACAGTAAAAAGATTGATGTTATACTAGGAGGTATGGAAACAATTGGATCAGCAGAACGTTCGACAGATAAAGAACAGATGCGTGATACATTCCATACTATTACAGAAGGAGCTTATTCGGAGCTTTTATTCAAATTATTTTCCAAAGAACGTGTAGAACAAGAACTTGAAAAGTTCTTGGAATTTGACTTCTTCCCAAGAGTAGGAGGAGGAATTGGAATGACAAGAATGATTGCGGCTTTGGATAAACAATAGAATCAATCTGGGGTGGTGAAATTGGTAGACACGCATGATTGTTTCTCATGTGATAGATATCGGCAAAATATTTATCGTGGAGGTTCGAGTCCTTCCCCCAGAGCCAAACATAAATACTATGAGGAGTTAGAACATGGCAACACTTAAATGTAAAGGTTTAACCGGCGTAGTATTTGATATAACTGTGACTATGGGCAGTACAACTATGAATGGTTTAACTGCTCTAGCACAGGCTATAGAAGGGCAAGAAATAACAACTTCAGAGTATGAAGATGTTGCCGCAACTAAAAACCTCTCTATTAACCAAACTAATAATGGTAGTGATACTCTTACAGCCGCAGGTCTTGTAGACGGTGATATGGTTCAATGTATTCCATTAGGTAGAACTACAGCAAGAACAAAACGTCAGCGCCAAGAGCAAAAATTAAAAATAGCAGTGACCAAACGCAAAGGTCTAGCCGCTGGTAATACAAATGCCAATTATTATAGAGCATTGAACACAAAGTCTAAAGCTAATTTACCTACTTTGTACAAAGCTGGTGATAATGTTACGGCAAACAGAATTGATAATGCTAATTCAGGTGGTTTGGTTACCGGACGTCCTTGGACCTAATGATCATATACATTAGGACCATCTTGCACATACACTGGCTTACAATAAGCAGTCACTCTATCTTTAGGATCAATTAGATATTTGCTTCCATAGTTTCCATACTGTCTTGGAATACGTTTAGCATAATATTGACATACATCAATACTTCTAAATATCATAGCATTAGGCTGAACCTGCCGGTCTTCTCCTGTACCTAGGATCACCATAAGCATAAAAGCATGTATCATCACTTTACCTATTTACGTATAGATATGCGAGTCCTAGTGAGGCACCACCTATAAGAACTACTAATACAATAATGCCTACTACTTCTAGCACCTGACGTCTACGTTCTTCCTGTGCGTAGATCATCTGTTGTCTTTTCTTTCTAATATCGCCTTCGGTTTTGATAAGTTCATCCCAAGCACTTAAACCACGTGACATGATTATAATTTGCTTGAGTTGTTCCCGCATGTCTTCTGCCTTTTTCTTCGCCATGAAGATCTGCATGGCTTCTTCTTCAACTGAACCTGCTTGGAATAGTTTTTTGAACAAAGGTGGTTTCTTGTTCATTTCTTCCGATTTCTTTAGGTCGGAAATACAGTTCATCCAACGGCCCAAATCTCCCGCCATAGATTCTATATCCCTGCCTACACTGAAACCGGATTTAATTGCATTGAATGCCGCGGTTGCTCCCGCGATCGCTGTTACTGGATCTATCAACTCTTTGCCCTCTCAAACTGATAGTGGATTACAACTGTATTTAGCCAAAATTGAAATAAGAGGTTGACAAGTAAATATATTGATGTTATATTATGTACATAATTGATTATAGAGAGGCACAAATGAGAACACAACCACAAGAAGTAATTGGCAAATTAGAGGCAGACAACTCAAGACTAGCAAAAGAAGCAGTCTTGCTTGAGGCAATGGAAGAAGGGCTACACGAATTTTTTGAAGGAGTGCGAATGGCACTCGATCCACTTGTAACATTTGGTGTCAAGCAAGTTCCAGAATCTAAAGTAGATGGACAAGGATTGAAATGGGAAGTGTTTAAAAAACTTGCTCAACAATTACAAGAGAGAGAATTAACTGGTCACGATGCCCGTGATGCTATTTTACTTACGAGAGACATTGCTACAAAAGATCAATGGAACATGTTCTATCGTCGAATTTTGATCAAAGACTTGCGTTGTGGTGTATCAGAGAAGACAGTCAACAAAATTGCTAAAAAGTTTCCACAGTATTCTATTCCGGTATTCACTTGTCCACTAGCACACGATTCAGCTAACCACGAAAAGAAAATGGTTGGTAAGAAACAAGTTGAAGTAAAACTAGATGGTGTAAGGGTGATTACTGTGATACAGGGTGATACAAGTCATGGTAAATTAAGTAGAGTAGAAATGTTTAGCCGTAATGGTAAACAGTTTCATAACTTTGGACACATAATTGCTGAGATAGAAGAAGTTATCAAAGACAGTCCTCCGCCATATGATTTGGTACTAGACGGAGAAGTAATGAGTGCTAACTTCCAAGACCTTATGAAGCAAGTACATCGTAAAGATGGTAAACAATCCGATGACGCAGTCTTACACTTGTTTGACATGTGTCCATTATCTGAATTTCAAAAGGGTATGTGGGACAAACCACAGTCGTTTAGAAGCCAAGCAGTAAAGGCTTGGGTAGATCAACATAAAGACGTCTTAAAGCACGTGCAAACACTTGATTGGGAAGATGTAGACTTAGACACCCAAGAAGGTCAAGATCGCTTTGTAGAGCTTAATAAAGCGGCTGTAGACGGTGGATACGAAGGAGTTATGATAAAAGACATAGATGCTCCATATGAATGTAAACGTACACACAGTTGGTTGAAAGCAAAGCCATTTATAGAAGTTACATTGAAAGTAGCAAACGTAGAAGAAGGTACCGGACGTAAC